ATTAGTTCTGGAGCTTTAGGATTTAAGTCTTTTGACCAGAACTGGCCTCCTAATTCTCCTTGCCATGTTCAAGGTCATAACTACTTTGGCTTAGCTGGCTGGCTCAGGCCAAAGAAATTGGTAGCCTCGAAGCCAAGACCTAAACCCGCTACCAAACCTACAACTTCAGCAGTTTATTATACAGTTAAAGGTGGGGACTCTTTATCCGCAATAGCGAATCGCTTTAAAGTACCCATGTCTAAGTTAATTACTTTAAACAAGGCAAGATACCCTACCATTGTTAAGAATCCTGGTTTGATTCAAATAGGTTGGAAATTCAGGATCAAATAAGATGGCAAAATACCCAGGGTTTAGAAAGTTAATGAGACCATTTCGCCGACTAAAGAGGAAATATAATCCTAACAAAGCATTAAATCTATTTATCAGGAAAGGAGGTGTTAAATAAATGGACCCACTAGTAACAGGAGCAATTATAGCCGTGACAGAAGCAATTAAAAGGGCTTTACCAGGTAAAATTGAAGGTCTTGTAACTATAGTTGTAGCTGCAGTTCTTGGTATTCTTTATGCGGTATACCAAAGTGGCGATGTAGTTCAAGGTGCTCTAAATGGTTTATTGGCCGCAGGTATAATCACTACAGCTAAAGCTATCTCAAGTAAGTAGGACTCTGTTATACTAGAGATGGTATGGCTTTGAGAATCCGTGTGAAAAATCCTGACATTAGTCAGGAAGAAATTACTAATGTTTCCTCGGACTATTCTAGTGGAACTACACTAACTGTTCAAAGCAACGATGATATTGCTGCTAATGATTACCTAGTGGTAGGCAACCCTGGTGAAGAAGGAGCTGAACTAGGCAGAGTGTCCTCAATAACTGGCAACACTACAGTTACCTTAAATGCAACTTTGAAATTCTCTCACGCTACAGGTACTCCAATCTTCCGCAGTTTATATAATCAGATAGCCGTTGAGAGAAAACCCTCCGCAGGAGCATACGCTTTAATAGTTGAAGGTAACATAGAAATAGACTTTGATGCCCCAGATGGTTTTACTATTGTAAGTGTGGCGGCAGGAGCCACTACCGACACTTACAAGTGGCGATTCTACAACGTAGCCTCTGGCTCTTACTCTACTTACTCAGATGAGCTGGCTGGTACAGGACTTACCAGAAACAGCGTAGGCTACATGATTTCGGAGTTTAGGGTTCTCGCCTCTGTTCCAGACCATCAATCTTTACCTGATGAACAGATAATTAAATGGTTTAATGATTGTCATGATAGGATAGAAGCCAACAATGACAGGTGGTGGTTTCTTTTAACTGAAACGGACAACTCCACTACTGCTTCCGACTACACCTATGGACTTCCCTCTGACTTTGCCAGAATGGAGGCAGTAATTTTTAATGATGGAGATATTACTTTCAGGCTTCACTACGTTCCTTTAGCTGAGTTTGACCAACTGAGAATTGATAACAGTTTTCCAGACGATGACACTTTGACTTACTGGACACTTTTGCCACCTGATTCTACCAACACTAAAGGATACGTTGGAGTATTTCCTACACCAGAGACAGCCAGTCTTACCCTAACTTTCCGTTACTACAAAGAGATGGCGGTGCTGGATAGCTTTGGTGATACTTCCCTAGTACCATTCCCAGAAGTGGTAATTAACTACGCTCTGTGGAGATATTACCAGAGCAGAGAAAACGTGGAACAGCAGACTGTGTATAAGACTTACTACCTTGAAGGTATAGACATGATTAAAAGGATGCAAAGACGTGAGGTTGGAGAAAGTGCCACTATCAAGAGGTGGCTAGGACACAGAGGTAGAAGTAAATTGTTTGGAGCAAGGGTAGGGTTGTACTCAGACACATTACGAGAGAATTTCTGGAATTAAACTATGGCTGAAAAACCATTTCCCATCTTCGATTTTAGTCGAGGCATACAAAGAAAGACGAGTAAGTTTTTGCAAGAGGATAATCAAGTTTCATTAGCCATTAACGCTGATTTTAGCCGTATTGGGGCGGTGCAAAAGCAAAAAGGTTACTCGCAAAAAGGTAATGATGTCCCGACAGCAGGGGCCACTAGTACCACCTCTACTTCTACATCCACCTCAACTTCCAGTACTACCACGAGCAGTTCCTCCACAACCACTCCTTAATAAGTTATACTTAGAGTATGGCAGGCATATTTGGACTTGGGAGTTTGGACACGAGCGGTGGAACAGAGAAGTTAGTAGCCCTTAAAGACAGGCATTTTTGGGTCTGGAATTCTTCTAATAGTAACTGGGAACTTCAGACTGGAGCAGGTAAATATTTAACTGCTTCTACAGTAACTTACCATGAGGAGTTTCTTGACCATCAATTCTGGGTAAATGGTGTGGATGGCAACCGAACTTACAATGGCAGTTCTTGGTCGGCTACTACAAACATCTCTGATTCCCCTATTGGTACATACATCAAGCTGTTTGACGTCAGACTTTACTTGGGTAACCTCCAGCTACAAGTTCCAAACAATGCTAACTTGTCTTTTGCTTCAAGAATTTGGTACTCCAATCTACCCGAACAAGACGCTAACGGCAACTGGAGAATATCCTGGGATTATGAAGCTGGTAGGGATTTGGTATCAGATGGAACTAACGATGTAACTTCGGCTAGTGCTACTTTTGTTACTAATGGTATCCAAGTTGGCGATCCTTTATACATTATCAGCGGGGCTAACACAGGAAAGTATAGAGTTAGAGCAGTGGTAGACGAGACTAGCCTTACTTTGACTGAGGATGTAACTACTTTAACTGGACAGAAGTATTGGGTTGGCGGTAACTGGTTGGATTTGGATTTTGATGATGGCGATGTAATCACAGGTTTGAGTGAAAACTTTAGCAGACTCTTAATATTTAAACAAAATTCACTTCATGTTTGGGACGGGCGAGGATCGGATAAAATTAAAGGAGTTCCAGGAACAACCTCTCAACGCTCTGTGGCTTCCGTGAGGGACGCTACTTACTATTTCCACCCTACAGGTATCTGGAGATTTAATGGTGTTACAGCCGAACTTATTAGCGAGCCAATTTGGGATGTGATTGAAGCTATATCTAGTTCCAACTACGCTAATGTAGTTGCCTGGACTGATAACGCAAGGTTTGTAAAGTTCTACGTTGGCAATACTTCCGCTAACCTAGCGACTGACCTTCCTGCCATAACTAATTGTGTACTTGTGTACGATCTTACCTTAGATGCTTGGTCTTTGATGAGCCTAGCCCACACAGTTTCGGTTACTGCTCCCTGGATCGAAAGCTCGGCTCATAAAATATACGCAGGCTTCTCAGACGGCCATGTCTACCAGCTTGAAACAGGAAATAGTTTTGACGGGACAGATATACCTTTTAGGTTAAGAACTAAAACTTATTATCCTGTAGCCCCTCAGGTTACTATCAACGGCACGAGAATTGAGGAGTTTGCCAACGCAGGTCAAAACTTACAGATAGGCTACCGAAGAATTAAACAACCTTACCCAGATGATAAAGAGTTTCGTCCTATTGGCGGTGCCTTTTCAGTAGCAGAGAGAGAGTTTAGAGGGTTGCAGTTTGAGATGACTGAGAGTTCTTCTAACCCTAGCTTTCTTTTAGAAGGTCTTACTGTATATTATGACGGAGCAAAGATTGAGCGATGAGCATACTAACTGAAGATGAGATAGAGATAATAACCCAGAATAAGGTTACTTATAAAGACAAGGGTTTTAGTAATTCTCTGCACCGATATTTTCCTGAACCTTACAGGTCTCCAGATGAGTTAGGTACAACGAATACAAATGTTGGCAGGAAGATACCAGTCGTAAGATTTGATCCTAGAGAATTTATTGAAAAGTCTGATGTGGCTATTGTATCTTTTACTCTGCCTGCTAACCTTCGGGCTACAATTACGATGAGGTTGGATTTAAAGTTTGAAGGTTTGACTATTGCGATCCCTCGCTGGTCTATTTACTCTTCAGTAGCAGGGGTAGAAACTGAGATAACCGCTCCGCCGTTAGGTTTAGACTATACAATCTTTCCTACTGCACAGAATTATGAAGCCACTAAGGATTTAGACAATACGCATATATTAAAGGTAGGAGTTAGAGAAGATATTGGTTCAGACCAGGACTTTGTTTTCAGGGGAGAGTGGGTGTTCATTGGAGACTTAGTTGGAGGTGGGGCTGCATGAAAAGAGTAATCATAAATAAAAAGACAGGTGAATACTTGGGGGAAATAAAAACTGGCGGGGGTAATCAGTTAGACATTGTAATTGAGGATCAAAGCGGTAAAGATATAATCAGCCAGATAATCAAAGCTGATGAAGCGGAATACAAAAAATTAAAGAAAAGCAAACAGAAGTGAGTTATAAGGAATCATAGTTCGCCGTTTTCATATAAAAGTTTTTATTGTGGTGATTACTTGTTCTATATCATTATAAACTTCTTTATTTTCAAATCTAATTATAGTGATATTCCTGAATCTTTTTAATAGTTGGTCTCGCCATTTATCATAATTTTTATTATGACCCCTACCATCTAATTCAATTCCTAATAGTTTCTGGGGACAATAAAAATCTAAAATAAAGTAAACTTTTGGACTTTGCCGACGAAATTTTACTCCTAATTGTTTTCTACGAATTCTATCCCATAAAATCTTTTCGGCTTTTGTTGCATTTCTACGAAGACTACGTGATCTTAATTTTTTTGTCTCCTTATCCATACTATTTTAGTTTGTCAAGTGGGTTTTGGTTTGTCAAGGTGTTATACTTTAAGCATGGCCACAGTCTTAGGCGGTGGGAAAATACGAATAGATAAAGGTGATACTCTCTGGGGGTTAGCAGAACGATTCCTAGGTTCAGGTGCTAGGTGGAAGGAACTCGGCTATGGAGGCAATCCTAATACTATTCCAATCGGTACGGTTATTACACTACCTAGTGCTAAGAAAACTTCCTCTAAGAAAAAAGCAAAGGCCAAACCTGCTACTTCTGTTGGTGAAGCCGCCGCCAACCAACTGATAGCCGCTAATAAAAAGCTGTTTCAGGAACAGATTTCTTTGTACAAAAAACTATTTGTTAACGATCCTATGGCCATAGATAAAGGTATGACTGAGCGAGCGTTAACTACCGCAAGAGAGAAACTTAACCCAGAATATGAAAGGGCATTGGGACAATTCACCCAAGATGTAGGGATTAAGTTAGGTTCTTTAGAGGATAGTAGGAGATTGCTAGAAGATTTAGGTGGGGCTACTGAAGGTGTGGCAGGAGCAAGCAGACGTGAATACGACAGGGCTATCAACGCTGCTAAAGAAGGGCTTGCGGCGGCTGGTACTTATTTTGGCGGGACAAGAGGATTAGGAGTGGCAGAAGGTGAGAGGCAAGCTCAACTGGAACAAGCGGGAACAGGTATAAGTAGACAATTTGAGGAGTTTGGTAGAGCTAGAGAAGAGGGTGTTGCGGCTCAAGCAGGCAGAGACATAACCAAGACTTTAGGCCAGGAAGGTTTCTTAAAGTCTTTAACTTCCTTTGGACGCAACCTGCCTAAAACTCAAGCAGAATTTCAATCAGGGTTTGGTAACTTAATTAATACATTCTTACCAGCTTTGCAGGGTGGTGGAGTAGAGTTACCGCAACCATTTAAGTTTAGCGGTAACATAGGATTATAAGGTATAATACATAGAGGAGGATATTTTTACGCCAACAGAAGGATTGCCAAGTGATGTAATACAGGCTAGAGAAGCCGCAGGAAGAGCCGCAGGAAAGGCGGGGGAGTTCTCTAGTGCTTTACCTACCATTGGTGACGTGCTTCGCCAAAAGGTAACTAAAGCTTTCAATGAAAATAAGGATATAATTAATCAGTTTGGACAATCAACTACCGCTTTGGCGAACGCTCCTTTTGAATCCTTTGGTTTGTTTGAAGGTGTAGAGAATCCATTTGCCAGAGAGAGGCTGCAATCACAGTTTGTGACTACTCAAGCCTTGCCAGCTATCACTCAAGGTATGCAGCTTGGACAGAGGATTGGAAGCATAGCTGATATTGTGGGACAAGGTACTAATCTCTTTCAAGCCCAAGCACAGGCATCTCTCACAGCGGCAGAGCAAGCCCGTCAAAGATACCAGGACTTGTTTAATGAGTTCACCACTATGCAACAGTTAGCTGCAGCAAGACAACAAGCGGCAGCGGCAGCTCAAGCTAGTAGTCCCTTAGATATTATATCTGCCCTATTAGGAGGAGGGGAAGCAGGTGGTGGTAAGCCCCCCAATTTAGACGTAACCAGTGCCTTCAAAAAAATAGTTCAAGCTACAGGGGGTAACTACAATCAAATAGTAAAAGCTATCAACCAGCTACAAGGATTAAATAAAAAAGAAAAGACTAACTTACTTGATAGGGCAAGGTTAGCTTACGGGCCAACTAAAGAAGGAAGTAAATCATCTTCCTTTGCACCAAGTACAGGTGTACAAGCTAGTCTTTTAAGCCCTCTTAAAATGTTAGGTCAATTAGGTCAGGGAGCGTCCAGTTTGTGGGATAAAACACTTGGATCGTTTTTTTAAACTATGGCTATTACACAAGAAGAATTAAATAGAGTATTAGGTGGAATACAAACTTCACAAACTCAACAACAGGCGTTGGGTAGTTTTGGTGGTGGAGCACAACAACCACAACAAGGATTCTTGGAAAGGTTTAATATTCTTCCTTTTCTTGGAGCTTTAGGTGGGGGAGCTTTAGGAACATTAGGGTTACCTGGTGTAGGAACTGTTGGTGGGGCAGCAGCAGGCTCAGGATTAGGAGAGTTGCTTGAACAATTTATTACAGGTAAACCTAACATTAAAGGGCTTGCGGCAGAAACAGCTCTTGGTGGGGCTGGTGGTGCGGCAGGTAAACTTTTGGGCGGTGTTACCAGAGGAGCGCTGGGAAAGCCAGGTGGACAAGTATTGAAAGGGGCTCTTGGTGAGGCACCAGAACAATTAAGTAAGCAATTTGCAGGTGAGACTATAAAACAAGCTGGTAAAGTTCCAATCAGCCAAGCTACAAAAGATATGGGTAGAGTATTCAGAAACGCTGTCTTCAATGTTAAACAGGTAACTAGAGACCCTATGCGAGCTGCTAGAATAGATAAAATACTAACTACCGCCCAGAAATATAGTGGTTCTGCTTCCAACATTGAGAAACAATTAGCGGGAGATTATATCTCACTTCAAAGTCAGATACAAAACAGACTTCCTCAGATAACCAATACTGTGGGTTTGAAGCAGGTAATAAGTTCTGTAGACGACTTAGGTAAAAGTGTGATAGGTCACTCCAAACCAGAATTTCAAGGGATTATGACAGAACTTAAAGGTAATCTTACTAACTTATCAAGAAAAGGAAAAGTTACAGCAACAAATCTTTATGATGAGATAGTGAGAGCGGATAGTCAACTCTCGGGTGTTTACCGAAACGCTGCCTTAGGTAAGGGCATACCAATAGAAGGAGACGCAGTAAAAGTTTATCGTGAAGGGTTAGATAGAATTTTAGCGAGTAAGTTTGAACCTATTAAGAATCTTAGATTAGATCAAGCTGCTTTGCATGACTTATCTGAAGGTGTGATGATAACTGCCGAAAAAGGCTTTCCAATAAACGTGTTAGGCCTACCATTAGGCAAAGTAGCTGCTCGACCTCTAGGGTTTGGAATGGAACGAGCAGGTGCAGGACTAGAAGCTCTCGGTGGTGTTCAAGTACCAGAAAAACTAGCTCAGTTTGCAGGAGCAGTACCAGGACAGGCAGCAGGTCAAGTAGGGGCTCGTGCTTTAACTGGAGGGTTTGGTGGAGGAGCTGAAACAGCACCAACTCCAGAAGAACAGACACTTGGAACTTTTAGTACTCAAGCGGCAGGCGGGGAGACTTTAACACCACCTGCTACTCAAGAATCACCTCTTGGTTTAACTCCTGACAAACTAATTCTTGCCATGTTAGCTGATCCTGAAAACGCTAGTGTCTACGGCAAAATTCTTACTTATGTAAATCAACAACAAGGTGGTGGAGAAATGACTGCCTCGCAAAGAGATAAGTTGACAGCTTTATCCCAAGCCGAGGCATTGGTTAATCAATACGAACGGTCGTTAAATGAAGTAGGGTTAGAGGAATCTGCTCCTGCCGCTCGTGTTGGAGGAACATTACAAAAGTTTGGTTCTAGTTTAGGGTTAGCTTCTCCACAATTAAGAAGTTTCTTGGCACTAAGAGGGGGTACTGCTAACATTTTAAGTAAGTCCTTTGGTCAAGTAGGTAACTTGTCTGATCGAGATATTGCTTTGGCGGTAGCCTTGATACCTGATATAACGGATTCAAAAGAAGAGTCCTCAAGAAAACTTCAACAGTTAAGGAATATTATTGCAGAGGCAAAAAGTGGTGTACATAGTTCTACTGGCCCTGTAACAGGAGGAACATCCTCTCAGGAACAATTCTCCAATTTTGGTTTTTAGTCTAAAGCCCCAACTTTTCCGCTACTAATTCTCAATCTATATTACTATGGGATAGGTAAGATGGCGGGGTAGAGGAGACTTCCTTGCTATCAGTCGTACTCAGAACCTTCTCACACATTCTGAGCCGTTGCCCTATTCTCCTCTACCCCTAGACTAGCGTGGACTTGCGGCTGGTGGCAGGAAGGTGCTATCCACGCTGAGTCTTCTCCTTTATTCCGCCAATGTTGTTTCTTCTATCCGCCAAGAAAATCCTGGGTTCATCCCTGAGCGTTGGAGTCTCTGAAGGACTGGCTCAAAGACCCTAATGTCTCGGCGATAGATTTCCAGACGAACAGATTGAACCAGATGACCGCCCAGGGAATTACGCAACACCAGACGTATCACCTGATCGTCTGGATTTTGGGCAACCATCAGGTTCCTCCTTTGCCTGGTGGATTTTCTGGCCGTTGATCCATAACGTGAAATTGTGTTCTTCGGCGGATGCCTGGAACATCTCAATCACGTATTTAGGGATCTCAGAACCAGAAACCCATACTTCGCTCTGTGTCTGATTCATTTGATCCCTCCTTGAATTTAATCTCTCGTTAGGCTAGGCGTTCCTAGAACTTAGGTCGACCATCTACCTAGCCCAACCAAAGATCAATCTAAATAGTTATCTATTAAATCTTTAATATTTCTAAGTGCCTCGTCTCTCCTCTTTTTATCTTTCCACCAGAACATTACATTCCACATGTCCTTGATAATATAATTATACAGCTCTTCCTCAATAATTTCTGATTTCTTCTTTGCCATTGGCCCTCTTTATATGGTACTTTATACCTATAAATGGGGGAATGAAAGGTCTGATTTCTTTTATCTTTCTTACCGTCTCAGTTTGAGCACGTCCCACTGCGCAGGCAATGAGTAGGAACGTATCATTTTTCGTAGCAACGATGTCGGATATACCCAATAGGTCTTGTTTCCCGAACCTGCTTTTGACCATTCGATGCGTACGGAAACCTTTAGCCTGGTACTGTTTTTCGACTATCTTTTCATATTTAGTTCCTATCCTCAGTGTAGAATTTGCCATATCACCGCCCCGATCATTACTCCAGTTACAATCTGATACTTTAATATATATATTGACAAATAACTAACAGCTTGTTATTATGCAGGTGGAGTTACTGGGTTACGTATCCTGCGACTAATGTCGCACGGGGCATTGACCCAGAACCCAGGACTCCATTAAGTTTAAGTTTTTATCCATCCTTTTTTAATCAACTCATTATTTTTTGGTCTAAATAACCAGATGTTAAACTTAGTGGATTTTGCTATGTAGTAATTTTTGCCAAATATGTTGACATTTTAATGAGCAAACTATTCTTCTCTTACGATCTTTATTCGATAACCTAGTTGAGATATTAAATTCTCTACTACAGATTAAACATTTTTTTACTAGAGAAATCCTGCTTGTTTTGAGCATACAGGCCAAGCATACCATGACTGATTATCATAAATCAACTTAGCTACTTTTATATTATTGACAGGATTAAATAAATACTGAGCAGAGTATCCATGACTATCGGCCACTTGGAAAATTCCATAGTTGTACTGGTTATGTGAGGCATCATAACCTACTGCCTTGGGTCTAAATCCTGACTCGCAATTAATGAGAGTTGCAAATCTAGCATCAGGCCAGAATGTCTGGTACACCATAGCTAGTATCTCCCTATGGTTAGGTTGGGTGAGCGGTGTAGTGGGGTTTGAGGAGGCTTGTAGAGTGGCTTTAGAGGCTAACTGTTGCTTGAGTCGCTTACTCTCAAGTTTCTTGTTAAGTTGTTTTATCTTCTTATCCTGACTTTCTATCTTCTTCTCTTGGTCTTTCAGTTCTTGTTCTTGTCTTTGAATGTCAGATTCCTTAGTTTCATTGATACTACCTACATTCCAAGTAATGCTTGCTAACCATATAAGAAGAATTGAAAGTGCAACGACAATTAGATATATCCAATGCTTATTCATATTGGCACGATTTAAGCCGTGCCATGCTTGAATAATATCTAAACTACGACCCGAAGGATTGCCCTAGTTCGTAGTTTAGTATCTGCCTACCATCTAACAGAATGTCCTGCCCGTACATTACTGCCATAGGTGATGATAGGCAAGTAAAGAAACTTTACTCCTAGCTTTTTTGTTTGTCAAATTTTATCCTTTTCCTTGAGGTAGTTTATAATTTCATTTATTTTAACTGCGAGTAGCTGGTCATCTACTGACTTACCTTCTTCATTAACAAACCTTCCCCATTCTTCATTGTCCTGTTTCCATTCTAACTTCTCAGGTAAAGAGGCTTTGGTTGATCCATTAAAATGTCTTACTGACTGTTGACACTCTGCACATTTAAAATCACATCTAGTTGTAATTCCTGCCTCTCTTAATGTTGTGGATTGTGGTTCCTCTTTGGTTGGTTCTTCTTTACACGCTACACAATTCTTCTTATGTGCATACATATCTTCAATTCCCTTGTTTATTTCCTCTAGCTCCCTTTTAGAGTATTCTTCCTTAATTGGTTCTTCTTCTTTGATGGTGTGCTTATCTACTAGTTCCACTATTTCTTCATCAAAAGTATAACGATGTTTATTAAAGTAAGCAGCAAGGTCAACTAAGAATTTAGTTGTATTCAGCCGTATGATTTTTTGTTTCATAAATCTCCCAACAAAGCTTCGTCTAAATCAGTTTACTTTGTCCTTCTGCTTGTGGTTTAGGTTGCCTGTTATCAGGGTTCCACTCATAATCTATAAGGTCATAAGATTGATTCATAAACTTGCTTTCAATCCTTCTGCCATTCGGTATTCCTTTATCTAAATATTTGTAAGGAATTGTCATTACTTTGCCGTCGTATACAACCTTTAAGCTTTCACCTTTATCATCAGCTCTTTTGACAATATAGTCTCGGATACTTACATACTTACCCAGATACAACTTCTTGACTTCAGTTTGCATTTATAACCTCACTTACTTTTAGGTGGCTTCTTTCAAAGTGATACTCTCCTTGCGTCTTCAGCCCCTCAATAACATCCTCGATGATTCCTTCCGTTAAAGCGTACCTTTTAGGGGCATGGAGAACTTTTGGTAAGGACAGCCTGCCATTTCTTTGCATTTTCCATAACCACACTTGGGTATGAGGTAATCCTTCTTCTTTTAATCTAACTAATAGTTTGTTTAGTCCGTAGTATTTATTCACCTTCATCTCCTACAAACTCATCGGCTGCTTCTGCCATTTCCCTGTCTTTATCTACCTCTGTACCTTTCCAAGTACCATTCCATACCCAGTAATATAGATTATTAAGGGTTGTTTGATGGTTTAGTTTACCTTCACTATGTATTATTAGTTCTCTTAGTGCCGACGTGGCTAAGTTACTTCTTAACTCTCTCTGGAGTCTCACATCAAATCTTTGGGAGGTACGCTGTTCCTTTTCTTCCCATTCTTCCTTAGTCATTTTATATGGGTCTGCTTTGGGGTCTGTTGTTTTGGTTTCAGTTTGTGCTGGCTTGTCCCTTCCATAGCACATATTAGAGAAGTCTGAGCTACCTTCTTCAATCCAATGGTAAGGTATGTTTTTATTCTTGGTTCTTTTATTCAATTCCTTGCCTTCATGTATTGAGCAAACTATCATTTAACCTCCTTTGGTTTACTTCGGGCTCTTTCGAGCACCATGATAAATACTGATTCCATGTCTCATCTCGATGGAATGTTTTATCCCAAGAGGTGCATCTAAGCGGTATCCTCTTTTTAGCCATTGTTTCCACTAATACTGCCTCATCAACAATCTCCTGGGCTAACTTTGGATCATACTCCCCAGTAAACTCTCCAATTCTAATAATTGTCCTCCCGTTAGCCATTTCTGGATTCTTTCTTTCGTAGAGAAACTTCCTATGTGAATCATCAAAGCACTTGGCTATATATATAATCCTGAAAGTATCGGCTACGTTTTCTTTTACTTTCTTCAACATCCGAACATAATTAGTAGCCTGTTTAATGTGTTCCTCTTGAGGTTTACCTTCTTTAAGTATCATATCCAAGCCGTAGTCTTTAACGCTCTTAAATTCATTAACTACTAACTTCCCATCTTCTGTTGTAACTTTATCTATATGACCGATGAAATGCTCATCTTCCAGTTTGATTTCATCTTCCCCCTCTAACTTGTTTTGTAGGTATAGATGAAAGTAAGTACCATAGTCAAAGGTTACTAAAGATTCAAACGTAGGTGGGTTATCTGGTTCTACTTTCCATAGTTTTAGTTGCCTATGAAGAAGACAGCCTGTGTCTGACACCGACAGCTTGTCTCTTAACCTCTCTTTATAGTTTTTTTCAAGGTGCTCTTTTAAGTTAGTTTCTAAGTATTTGGTTTGTGTCCACATTAGAATTCATGTTCCACCGCATATTTCAAGTTATCAATAGCGGTTCTAATAAACCTTTCCTTGCCTTCGGGGACTTTACCCATCTTGTAGTTATACTCTAACGCTTTCATGTAGTACTCTAGTCTTTTATTGTGTCTTAGTCTTTCTTGTAAATCTTGCATATATATTTATAGTATATAATGATTTGTTATCGTTTGTCAATACTACCCTTTCTGTTCATACAACGCTCCACAACTATCACAAGTTCCATGTTTAAACCAGTGAGCTTCGTCAATTTGATCTACTTCCCATTTAATGTTACCGCCGCACTTACCTGCAAGTATAGGCTCACCTTCCTCACCAGGTTCATATTGGTTTGCATCGCATGAATACATAGTTTCCTTTTCTTCAATCATAACTATTGGTATGCTCATTTATTTATTCACCTCCATTCCAGTTGTTTCTAGTAACTTTTTACCTATATTAACCAGTTTCGCCCTGTTGTATTTTTCTTGGAAAGAATCAAGTTCTGTTTGGTTTAAGAACCTTTCAATAATTTCTCTGCGATACCATCTTGTTTGTTTCATAATAGTTCTCCAATCTTTACCCTCCGCTCGCCTATTACAGCGAGCCGAGGATAAGGAATGGGCTCTCTCTCCTTCCGCCTATTTGATCTCCTCTTTAGTCTCGTAAAGAAGCGAGCAGGATACCTTGTTTTTTATACACACGTTCACTTCTTCTTTTGTATCTCTCGGTACTGGCATGAGTACGTAGTTTTTGTTAAACCACACTCCGCCATAGGTAATTATTCCTAGTAACAGAACAATTATGCCTAGTAGTACGATCTCTCTAACTTTGGGCAAGTTCATCTTTGATTTCACCTCCTAACTGAGTAAAATATAAATAATAGCCAGTATCGGTATTCCCAGGATTATTCCTAACATTAGGTAGTGGTTATCGCCTGGAAACATATTTAGTTTAATCTTGCTTTCGTGTTTGTAGTTCATTTAGCCTCCTTTAATATATCTATAGCACCGTTATGATGGGCGATTGCCAGCTCTTTAGCTATATACTCAACTAACTTATCATCTGGATTGTGGTTTAACCATTTTTTTAAGTCTTTAAGTAACTCTTCGGCTTCTTTTTTATAATCTTTCATCTAGCAAACCTTCCCCACAACTGTATCTGGAATCTTCACAGAACAGCTTGTGTTTTTACCTACCTCATTAAATAAGGCTAAGACTCCTAAGATTATAACTATACTTAAAATTGTAATGATTATGTTTTTCATATATTCCTTAAAAACTAAATACTTGGCTAGAGATTTAATAAATTATAATTTTGGCAATTCGTTTGAAAGCCAACTTGCTGTTATTTCCTTCCTAACTGTTCCCCTACCCTCGCTTGGGTAGCCCTTTTCGTGAGCAATCTCGAACACAACACGCCCTCGATTGTTGTAATAAACTTTAATATAACAATCAGTAAAGCGGTTGTTTTCTTGGTCATTAACTCGAACGTTCATAAGGTTTAAACCACCCCATGATTTGTTTTGAGCTTCTATAAGTTGATTTTTTGAGATTTTTACAATTTTTGTTTGCATAATATTTGCCTCCTACTCTTTATCGTAGAGTAAAACGTCTCTAAGCCAAGTATTCAAGTTTTAAAGTGCAAAGACTAAGGCTTATCAGTTACGGACTGATTTAATCCTACCCAGTTAAGGAACCTTAGTCTTTTAATGTGCGTTACATAAGTAATGATAACATATAATAACTACCTTGTCAAGTATGGGGTATATGAAATAGGTTGATACAGCAAGCAGAAACATAGGTATAAATTATGCTTTGTTATTATAGTCAATAAGCAGAGCTTGCGAGCTACGCCCTAAAATGGTATATTTTAAGGTATATGCCAAAACTCTTCAAACCCACAATGAAAATGAAGGTATTTGCCAGTGAGTATGTAAAAAGCAAGTTCAACGGCAAAAAAGCCGCCCTCGCTTCTTATAATGTTAAGGGTGAAGTACAAGCAAGAAAAATGGCTTGGGAGAATTTACAGAAACCAATGGTTCAGTCATTGGTAGAAAAGGAATTAGACAAAGCTGGATTAACAACTGATTATACTGATTTAAAGTTAAGGAAGTTAATAGAGGCAGCAGAAAAGAATATAGAACAGACTAAGCCTGAAACTATGGTAGCAGCTATTAGGTTAATTAACGAGCTAAGGAATAGGTTTCCAGCAAGTAGGAATATAATAGCTAACATTGATCTTAACAAACTATACGAAGATAAGTCAGTAGATGACCTCAGTGCAGACCTCAAAGCCCAACAGAAGCTAAACAAGAGGCTTCTAGACACACTCAAAGAGCTTAAACACTAGTATTATATATATATATGTATACTAGGCACGAATAGACACGGCGTACAATGATGATTGTGCGACATAGTGATATGAGGCTAGATTAGGTTCCCTACATTGACCCCCCATACACCCTTCCCCTTTGGTATAATGTAAAGGTTAATACCCTCAGAAATACGTGATATATTTTCCAAATAATTGATACAGAACTACAGCTTGACATAAGTACAGATATATGGTAATATGTATTTATGGGTAAGACTAAGATGACTGTAGTGGTGGATAAAGAAAAATACTTAAAGCTTAGAGGTAGGTTATTGGCAGAAGGGTTGTTTGTTAGTGAGTGGGTAGGGAAAATGATTGATAATAAACTAATTAAGGATGTAGAGTACATCCCTGAAATAAAAAATCAGGTCAAGGAAATAACAGGTATTGATATTACCGAACACAAGGAAATAGCAAACAAAGCCGTAGATACATATTTTAAACCTGTCCCAAAATTTGGAAAAAAGAAATGAAGGAGATATGAGGGAATTGATATGAAAGAAACGAAACATTTTAATCTTTGTCCAATATGTAATGAATTAGGTGATAAGCCCTTAATTATAGTTCAAATCACCAGACCGATACCTAGTGATGCTTTAAATACCTATGATGAACTTATTTGTGAGGATTGTTATGAAAAAGCTCTTACTAAACAACCATTAAAACCAGCTACACCATCTGATCCTCCAGGCAGTATATTTAAAGATAATCCTAGGAAAAGAATATTTTAATGAAAAACTCTAAAGAATGGAAAGGTTTCGACATTTATACAACCAAACCAGGAGAACACCTTCACATGGAAGCAGATGGAACTATAAAAGCAGTGGAGTCATATTATAACCCTGCACCTAAACCTGGTAAAAAGAAATGAACAACGAAGAAGTTTATCCCGACTCAGTCGGGGAAAAACAAAATGATGGTTGTTTGAATTGCCTAGGCTGTCTGTTCATAATCTTCCTGCTTACAGGCGGGTTTGGGATGTTCATGGCTTGGTTAGGTAAGTGGTTTTGATATAATATAGGTATAATGAAGACTTACCATGTAGATGGGGGAGCCCGTATTGAACCCCCAAACTACAAACCTCATGATAGTTATATCACTATAGTTGATGATAAAAATAAACTAATCCACCACAGCAAAATTGGAGATGTTTGGAGTTTTATTGCGGAATTTTATTCTATTAAGTGGGTAGTAGATAATGTAAAAAAACGACCGCTTAGAATTACCTCTGACTGCACAACTGCAATTTCTTGGTCACAAAAAGGTAGCTCCCCCAAATCTTCTTTCCAAACACCGCCCTTGAACCTCACAGATATAACTTTAGAATATCAACACAATAATCTAGCGGATCAGTATAACGCTAGATTTGTCTCTCCTAAATACGATAAAGCCTACTACGTTCAAAGGTGGTTAGAAACTGGGAAGAAAAGTAAAGCCTTGCGGAAGTTGGAAGCCCGAAAGTCTAGAATAGATCCTGAGCGAGGCGGAAAACAAGAGTTAAAACTCTTTTAAGGTCTTTAAACGCTGGGCAGCATTTTTCTCTATGAGCGGTTGCAACTGCTGACTGTAAGTAGGTGCCTGTCGGAAACCTACCCCCCGCTACCCCCACAGTAAGGTAATTGCGGATTTAGCTACTGTCTGAACGAGTCCTTCGCTCGGTCGGTAACTATTTCAACCCTGGTCTTTATTAAGAGGTTTCCTTGTCCTCTCGGAGGGGTTGAGCTTTCGCCGAAGTCTCCGCCAAGTAAACTTGGATGTTATCATCCTAGCTGGTTAAAAGTTGATTGTCAATACAGAAGATATTGTGGTTAGTGTTTCTTTCTTCTACTAGATCTAGTAGGCTTACTACTGCCTGCAATAAAACCAAAGAATCGTTTTTGTTTAGAGGTTAGAGGGTGTCCTTTTACAGATTTATCTTTCAATATCTTTTTAGCTTTTTTAGAGGATAGTTTCTTTGCCATAAGACTGGGTAAGGAAGAACGAGTCATTACCATTATTTCTTCCTTTTACTCTTGGCTTTTTTGTAGGCGACAATTCCTTTTTTAGTGTAGGGGTACTTTTTACCTTTCCATGTTGGCATGTACTAAGTATATCAAAACTTGACAATCTCTGTTAAATGTACCTATTATTAGGTAAGTTGAACAAACCAGCCGTAACCCATCCCTGGCGAAATTACGCTAACAGAACTGCCGTTAAAGAAAACGGACATACTAGACCTAACTACAGGCCTTTGCATACTGTCCTCCAAGAAATCATTGATAACTGGAATCATAATCAGATCCCTGTGAAGTACCACGGTAAGTTTGACAATTACTTTCTTATGGAGCTTCCCGACAACATTACCGCTGTTTGGCTTATTAAATTTCTAAGGAGGTACACTTATGCCTCTCAAGAAGAAGATGACTTCTTTGAAGACGACTAAACTTGAAGAAGAAAAGGCAGAAAAGAAAAAGAGAGCTGAGGACATAGAAGAAGTTTTGACGACAGGACAGGAATCCTCTCGTAAAGGTTCCAGGGCGGTTATTGAGATTGAAAAAGATAAAGTGAAGAAAGAATACGATGCTCTTTCCGATATTCTTACTAACACAACAAAAAAAAGGAAAAGGACTGACAAGGAGTATTTACTGGCGGTGAGAGATGCCGCAGTTGATTACCTAGTTACCTTAGATGGAAAAGACTACCCTGGATGGAAGCTGAAGTTTTTTGTCACCGATGGCTCAATTATTGCTTTGGATAAGCGGCCTTTCAAGACAAGTAAAGGGTTACTGGCGGTTGTTATCTCTCCTGACGGGGAACACTACGCCAAAGGCATGACTGCTTCCTTTGACCCTTTAGTAGATGTGGGGGCGGCTAGGAACTTGGCTTATGCCGTTGAAGACAGTTTGGATTACTTTACAGGTCAAACAGCCAGTGAGGAGAAACCTAAGATATGGATCCCAAAGAACAACTAATAACCAGCCTGGAAGACCAAAAGAAGACTACCAGGGAAATCCAGCGGGAAATCTACAAATATCGTTTCTACGAGTTCAATAAAGAGATTGTTGGCTGGAGAGACCTTTATGAACCTTTGCACAAACCTCTCTGCGACTGGATACAGGAAAGAGCAGGCCAGAAACAGCTTTTGGTGGAACTTCCCCGTGGTACTTTTAAGTCTTCCACAGTTACCATTGGCTACACTCTTTGGAAGATGGTTAATAACCCCAACGTCCGTGTCTTAATTGTGAACGCTACCTACGAGATGGTTAAGAAGTTTGTTGGTCAGCTTCAGGATCATTTGCGCAAGAACCAAAACCTAATTGACATTTATGGGGATTTGGCTAAAGATGCTGAACTTTGGAGTGCCGACACTATAAAGTTGAAAACAGATAAAAGTTACGAAACCAAAGAACCGACTGTGTTTGGTTACGGGATGCAGGGAAACCTGGTTTCCACCCACTTTGACGTAATCATCCTAGATGACTTGGTAAACTGGGATAACATTAGCACGTCAGAACAGGTGCATAAGGTAATCTCTTTTTACAAATCCACTCTCGATCTGCTTGACCCAAACGGGGAGCTGATTGTGATTGGAACGCCATATTCTTACGCCGACCTTTACGCTTGGATAGAAAACTCCGAGAACGAGATACACGAGCATTTCGATATTTACAGGAGACCTGCTTTTACTGGGGATTGGTTTACAGGTGATTTACTTTTTCCTACCAGGCTTGATTGGGACAGATTGAAGAAACTGCGTTCGGCTGAAGGGCCTAGTCACTTTGCTAGCCAGTATATGTTAACGCCAGTCCTTCCAGAAGACGCTATCTTCAAGTATGACTTCAAGTACTACGATGAGACAGACCTAAGAGGTGTGGACCTTCTGACCTTTATGACAGTTGACCCTGCTCTCTCGACTGCCTCTGATGCCGACCAGACAGCGATGGTAGTGGTTTCGGTTGATGTAGATGGTAACTGGTATGTCAGGGATTTGCTAGTGGGAAGATACGGGCCGATGGACTTAATAAAGGAACTGATTTACATGGACGAAAAGTGGAAGCCTTTGTCTATTGGGATTGAGGAGGTTGCCTTCCAAAAGGCATTGTCTATCTTTCTCCAGGAAGAGGTTAAAAGGCGCAACAAGAAGCCAATGCCGATTAAAGCTTTGAAGCCTGAGAGGGGTAGAACTACAGGGATGTTTCTGCCAAGGCAGTACAGAATTCAGTCCTTAGAGCCAAGATACGCTGAAGGTCAAATACTGCACAACCAGAGTCTCAAACACAACTACCTGCTGGAAGACCAACTGAGGAGGTTCCCAAGAAATGACCACGATGACGTAATAGACGCTCTTGCTTATATGGACGTGCTAGCTTTTCCGCCTCGTCAGAGGGGTGAAAGAAGTGAGCGGGAAGCAAAAGGAAGAGAGTATTTATATTGAAAGGTGTTATACTTAATTACAGATGGCAGCTGATCCAATAAAACGTAACGAAAACGCAGAAATACGCTCAGTTTATGTTCCTAACGAGGAACAGGAGAAATGGCTTAATCACGTCTATCAACGCAGAACTGATATGGACGAAGTTAGGTCTAGACACGTTGCGCTTTGGGATAAATGGGAGAAGCAGTATGAGGCTTGGAAGCCTCCTAAGGACGCAACTGATTGGCAGAGCAACATTGTCCCTCCTTTCACCACTTCTGTAGTGGAAGCGGAGCTTTCTGAGCTGGTGGATCAAACTCTCAGACCTAAAGTTACTGCTCGTGGCCCAGAAGATAAGTCAAAATCCATAGTTTTGAATCATGTTCTTGACTACACTTGGGAGATTGGTAACGCCGACATTGAGCTCTACAAGGTAATTAAGGATTCTTTGGTGTTTGGAACAGGAATTGTCCAGGAGTATTACCTCAAAGATACTAGAAAAGTCCAAACTTTGATTAAATATGACCCGAAAACAGGCAAGGAAGAGTATGAAGAGCGGGAAATCAATGATTTTGACGATGTTTTCATGGAAACAGTCAAACTTCAGGACTTCTACATTGATGAAAACGCCAGAAGTGTTAATTGGGGGCCTTATAAGGCGAATGATTGTATTCGCAGGTTCGTAATGCCCACAACTACTTTCAAACAAGTCTATCAGGGGCCAATTTGGGATCAATTCAATAATGTACGCTACGTTAAAGCTGGTGGAGATACCAATTACTACGAATTTTACCAACCGCCGCAGGGAATGAAGCGGGATATGGTTGAGGTTCTTTGGTATTGGAGTCGAAACCCAGATAAGTTGGTAATTGTGGCTAATGATGTAGTTATTCGTAGCAGTCCAAACCCATATAACCACAAACAGCTTCCTTTTGCTCAGGCAATAGATGTAATGCGTCCCCACCAGTTTTACCACAAAGGTGAGCCAGAGCTTCTCGAGTCCATACAGGAAGAGTTGACTACGTTACGTCGACAGCGTGTGGATCGGGCTCATCTTGATATTGATAAGATGTTTTTGGTTTCTAATCGGGAAGTTTTGACAGATCAGGACTTAATTGCCGAGCCACACAAAGCGGTGTATGTAGACGACCCGACAGCCTCAATAGTACCTTTGGAATACTCTCAAACGCCCCAGACAGCCTATTTGGAGGAGGACAGACTTAAAGATGATGGTATTGGCGTTACGGGTATGGATGTGCGTATGCAGGGAGTGAAAGAGTCTGGTTCGGCGACAGAAGCGGCAATCTTGAAAGAGTCTACCCTCCGCCGTCTAAGATTGAAGATTTGGCTTCTTTCCAGGACACTACTTATGGATTCCACCAGGCTTAGAGTGGCAAACGTAATCCAGCACTATTCACAGCCTAAATTGAAGTCGATACTAGGTTCAAAGGAAGAGGAACTGGCTCAGAGGATTTCCGAAGGTAATGTTTTGACTATAGACAACCAAACTTTTGAAAAACAGCCCCGACTTATTCGTACTACAGATGTAGAGCTTAAAAGGACACCATTGGGGAGCATAGAGGAACTAGACAAAAAAGGCGAGAATTTCTTTGAGGTTCTGCCCGAAGACGTAGTTCCCTCGAAAGGAAGTTTTGATATTAAGCTCTCGGCGGAACCGACCTTCTTTGTGTCGAAACCTTTGCTTCAGCAGAAAGTAAATGATCTAATGAGCCATCCAGTATTTCAAGCAGGCCTGCAAACTGGAGCGATTGATCTTAAAAAATCTTTGGATAAACTTCTGGAAATTAACGACTTTGATCCAGATGATTTCTCGGTTAGACAGGAAAGACAACCTGCTATTGATGTGCAAACAATGGTTAACTTAGCCTTCCAGGAAAACGAGATGATGGCTTCAGGAAACGAAGTTGGGTCAACTCCTTACGCTCCGAGGGAACACACGGAAATACACCTTAGTTTCTTGGATAGCAATGATTTCAAAATTGCCTTTAGGCGTGATCCTAATATAATAAACATCTTTATTCAGCATATAATAGGAGAAGAAGAAGCACAGATGAACCGTCCAGGAACCCAAGTTCAAGCGGGGCCAGTACCAGGAGCACCTGAGGAGGCCAATATTCCTGCTGCGGCTGCGACCTTCGGCGGTCAACAAAGAAGTGGATCGGCGGCGGCAGGAGTATCGGCTTCTGAAGCTCAGGCTGCTCAACCTGCAAGAAGAGTTGGGCCTGGATTTGAGACAGAAGGTATTGCAGGTTAGATAATATAATATGTAGTTATGGCTAGAAATAAATGGAGCCAGAAAGTTACTGGCATAAAAATATCTGAAGTTGATCTTGAGGCTTTATCAGAGCTTTCCTCATCTCCTTTTTTTCCACTTCTTTTGCGGACATCTACTAAACTAACAGCTTTATGGAAAGATCAGTCTTTTAAGCTAGACGAGCTTGATCCAAACTTCCAACTGAAACACCAAAGGTTTGTGGAGAGAGCTATTGGTATTCGTATGTTCCTGCGCTTTATTGAGGAATCGGGAAAGAGATTAGGAAGTGAGGAATAGGAATATGTTATACTTAATACGAGGGTACGGATTTAACCATTCCCCCACAGGAGACCTAAGGAGCTCCCGAATATGGCAGATAAAAAAGATAAAGATGTAGAAAAGGCAGAGTCCGCAGAAACCACAGAGGCTACCTCAGAAACCCAAGAACAAAAAGAAGGAGAACAGCTTTTAGCAGGTAAGTTTAAGGATGTCAATGAACTTGCCAGCTCTTACGTTGACCTACAATCTAAACTTGGCGAGATGGGTGATAAACTAGGGACAATGGAGCAATATATGGCTAATACTAATTCCATATTGCAAAACCTTAATAGTAGAACTCAGCCTCAGGAGCAAAGCACTACTTCCACTGAAGCAACTACCGAAGAAGTCAAAACTGATCCCAGAGTTGACCAAATGGAGCAAACTTTGCGTTACCAGTCAATACTGGATTATATGAAAAGACATAACATCCCAGAAGATAAAGCTCAGGAAACAAACGCTAAAGTTGGTAAGGAATTGCAAAGTTTAGGATATGATGTTAGAACTGCTCCAGTAGATATGCTTCCAGGATTGCTGGACAGAGGTTACAAGCTAGCTTATGGAAGCGAGCAGTCTGAGAACTCCAGACAGGAAGGAGCGGCTCAAACTATGGCTAATATGCAATCTTCCTTGCCACCTCAGGGTAGCGGTAATGTTAATGAAGAAGGAAAAGTGGAATTGACACCGCAGCAGAAAGAGTGGCAGAAGAAAATAAATCCTAATATAGACGAGAAAAGACAAAACGAGTTACTGAAGAAGTATCCAGAAAAGTAGGCTGTCAAGTCTTTAGACCTGTTTTGAACTCAAAGTACCGTTGTGAAATTTGGCAAACGTATGCTATACTAGATACAGACAATAAAAAATGTAATATGTAAAATGTAGGGACTTATAAAGCCCTGCATTTTTTGTTAAGGAGAACTTTATGGCAGGATTTCGTTACAGAAAAAACCTAGACGGCTCAAGCCAAGCACCGACTAACCTAAACTTAGTTGGTGCCAACTCAGTTGTATTTCAAGTAGGAGATTTGATTCGTGTAAACACCACAGGTTTTGCAGCTCTTGTTGTTGCAGGTGACTTGGTTCTTGGAGTGGTAACTGGTGTAACTACATCAGCAGGAGCTCCCGTAACTCCAGATGCAAATACTACCGATATTTACACGATGGCTGCGGATAACCAGACTGTTGCTCTGAAGAAAGTTCATTACATTCCAGCTTTACCAAACTACTTATTTTACAATGATTCAGATGACACTTTGGCACGAACCAATCTGTTTCAATACTTTCCAGTTAATGATGAAAATGATGTTAATGGTTCAAGCTCAAGTGACACTGTAGTAGATACTGTTAGACTTATTGAAATTGATCCAGATGGAGACGGAGATGCTTCCAAAGGTCTCTGGCAAATTACAGAATCTTTCTTTGCACAATCGGGAGGAGGCACTCAAGATACCAGTGGTATCGAGGCTTAATAAACTATGCCAATGATTAGAGCGAACTTTCAAGACCAATTAGACCCAGCGATAAGAACCAGCTTCTTTGACCGATACGAGTTGGAGTCCGAAGTTAGGCCAACTGTATTTAACGAAGTTACTTCTGGTAAGAACATTGAGGAAGACACTGGTGTAACAGGATTGGGTCTTTTGACCGAGACTTCCGAACTAGGAGCATTGGACTACGAAGACGCTCTGCAACTATTCAAGACAACCTATACTCCCAAGAAATACACTAAAGGTATTAAGATCTCATCTGAGTTAGTAGAAGATGACCAGCAAAATGTGATTTCCAGGCTTCCGCAAGCATTGGCAAGAAGTACTACTAGAACTCAGGAGTTCCACGCTGCAAGCGTGTTTAATAACGCATACAACACCGCTTATACATCTTATGGTGATGGGAACCCTTTAATATCTACTAGTCACGATAGAATAGACGGTGGGACTGCTCAGAGCAACGCTAGTTCAACCAGTATTACTTTGACCGACCCAAACCTTGAAACAGCTAGAGTTGCTTTTAGGAAGCAATTAGATGATAAGGGTATGAGGATTATGACTACTCCTCGAACCTTGCTTGTACCTATTGATCTTGGTAAGACAGCAAAAGTTATTGTTAACAGCAACCTAAGAAGCAATACAGCCGACAACGATGTGAATATATATAACGGGATGTTCAGCATTGTGGAGTGGGAGTTTATAACAAGTACGACTGCTTGGTTCTTGCTTGGAGCTAAAGGCGAACATTTAGTTACCTGGATGTGGAGAGTGAGACCGCAGTTTAAGCAGGACAACAGTTTTGATTCAGATGCCGCTCTTTGGAAAGTTAGAACCCGCTTCAGCTTTGGTTGGAGTGACTGGAGAAGCTCTTGGGGTTCCAAAGGTGACGGTACATCGTACACGGACTAGAATTTTAATAGGTAAAAAAGGTCAAAAATGGGAGCCTGGGGCTTAGGTAACACTCCTAGCTCCTCAGAAGCTCTCATTTTTGTTAGTTATGGCAACTAGATATACAAGATCAGATACACATCTAAGTAACCTAGCGGGAGCGGTAAGAAGAATCCCTGGTGTTCCTCGCATCACTCTTACTGAACCTAACGAGCATATTGTGGGTGCTGTAACATACGATGGGACAAACGAGAGACTTTGGGTAAATGTAGGTGGTACAGCGCACACTTGGAGGTATATTACTCTTACTTAATAAGGATTATTTATGGGCGTTGATCGAACAGATACACATTTTTTAAGTTTAGGGGGCAATATCAGAAGCGGGGCAGGACACCCGAATACTTTTATTACTTCCGATGATGACACTGAAACTGGTGATTTGTTTCTTGATACAACTAACAGTCGTCTTTACATAAATACAGATGGTACCACTTCTGGTTGGAAATACTCAGCTTTAGTTACTACTTCTACTTCCAGCTCAACATCTACTTCTAGCTCAACTTCAAGTTCTACATCAACTACTAGCTCAACTTCCAGCTCAACATCTACTTCTAGCTCAACTTCAAGTTCTTCATCTACATCTTCTTCCACAACTACACCATAGGTGTTATACTTAATCTATGGCGGATGTTGATGTTACTAGCTCGGAATCACAATTAGGTGCAGTTCAGCGTGAATGGGAAGCTCACAAAGTATATGACGATGCTTCTGTCGATGAAACCACTTCTCCAGCAATAGATGTAAGAAACGCCCGTTCTGTTTCCTTATTCGTAGAAACTGGCATTGGTGTTAGTGGTGGAGTAGTTCAGCTTCAAGTAGCGATGAACACGGCAGGGCCTTGGATTTTAGTAGATAGTATAACTACTTCAGCCGCTTCTACCGCTTATCAGGTGGTTACAAGCGATGCTCTGGACGGCAATACTAACACTACTGTAGGACTGCCAGCTAAGTACGCACGATCTAGGATTGAAACTGTAATTTCTGGTGGAACTATAGACGGCTATCTTGTTATTCAGAAGTAATAAAAATTATTTAACATGGAAAATGTAATAGAAGATTTTGAAACCTCAGATTTAGTTCTTGCTTCCACTTTAGCTACTCTCAACTATCCAATGAAGAGCCTGAAACCTACTGGAGAGAGGTTTATTTTTATCTTTGCTGGGGATGATTCTATCTCAGATGTAGTCTCTCAATTTACAAAGGATAAACTCCTAGTCGAACCAAAGCGATTTTCTTATTATTATCGCCATATTAAAAGAAAGCTGTTTGATACCATGCAGCAGAAAGGGGATATTCCGTATGGCTAAATGGGTGGTGAATCCACAAAAGTTTTACAATCAGGAGTTTAAGCGGGAGGTAGATACTGCCGACATTATAGATTATCCGATTGCAGAGGCTCTGAAAGACTCTGAGGGTATACCAATCAGGGATGACGCTATGGGTACTTACCGCACTACAGGCAGAACAATGGAGTTTACTATTAAACGTGGACAGGCAGTAGAACTGGAAGACTACGTAGCCGACATCCTCCTAGATAGGTACGAGTTTCTTGGAGTGAGAACCAGCAAGCCTAGAACTATTCCCAAAGAGGACATTAAAAGCGGTGAGGAGGCTTCGCATAAAGCTGGAGTGAGGTGTCCTGAATGCGGTCAGTCGTTTAGAGGGTACATTCAGGCAGGTTCCCACATAGGGGCTAGACATCCTTTTCTGTTGAATGTAAACAAACCAAATGAGCCAAAAACAGAGTGAGAAAGACATTCTTAAAACATTTGAGATTGGCGACTTGGAAGAGAAGAAAGAATTAGAATCTGAAGACTACGAGGTGATAGATTCTAAACCAGTAATTAAAAGTCCTCAGGAAATGATGGTGGAAACTGCCAAAAGAATTGCTGAGGCCAAGATAAAAAAAGCTACTCTTGAAGGAAAGATAAAACAGGATTATGATAGGACAATAGGAAGGGAGACAGCTAATAAAAACTACTTTTATGGGTCTGGTACAGAGGATACTGGATCGGATGAAGAAATATAATGTAAAATGAAAAAAATTGGCATCTTGAGTACGTTCTCAAATTTAGACCCCGCCTATTCCCTAGTTACAGTAGTTCTCCAGCAGTTGCAGATGTTAAAAAGAGGTGGCTATGATCCTGTTCTGTTTGGTTTAACTAACTTTCAAGATCAGGATAAAGTTCCTGAAGGGGTCGAACTGAGAGCAGTTATCCCTCAGTGGATTCTTGAACCTTACGGTGCTACAGGATCACCACTACCTTCTGACTTTGAAGATAACGTTAACAAAACAGTGGAAGTGTTTGAGAGAGAATTTGCTGACTTAGACTGCCTGATTGCTCACGACATCTGTTTTATCAACTCTTACCTTATTTACAATGTGGCCTTGAAAAGGGCAAAGCTAGATAAGCTACCTATGCTTCACCAGATTCATTCCGCCCCTAGCATGAGAGTAGATTTTCAACCTCCCTGGAATGAGCTTTTTGGTCTTCCCCATCCAAACAACTCTAAGTTAATATATATGAATTACTCTGAGCAGGTAGCGGCAGGTGAGATGTATGGCATTTGGCCTAAAGACGTAAAAGTGGTGTTTAACCCAATGGATATTAGGGAAATGTATAACTTCTCTGATCTTACCAGGGAACTGATAGACGCTTACGATTTGATGAGTGCTGATGTTATCTGTGTCTACCCAGTATCTTCTACCAGGATGATGGACGATGGCAAAGCAGTTAGGAAGGTTATTGCTGTTATGGGGTACTTGAAGGCGTTAGGACAGAAAGTAAAGCTAATTATTCCAAATGCTCACGCCAACGCTGAAAGGGAAAAACAAACGATTGCCGATTTTCTTACTCAGGCTAATCAGAGAAACTTAGGAGCCGACGAGGTTATATTTACGTCCTTGTTCAAGCCACCAGAGCACGAGCAAGGGATTCCGCACCAAAACGTAATTGAACTTTTCCAGCTTGCCAATTTATTTATCTTTCCAAGTTTCTCAGAAAATGCTCCGCTTATTCTACTTGAGGCGGCGGCTACAAAAAACCTGTTGGTACTTAACGAAGATTTCAGGCCGATGCTTGATTTCTTAGGGCCTGAAGGCAGTTTCAACTTTCGCTTTAGAAGCAGGCTGGTAGGAGAAACTCAATACGCTAACGGGGAAGAAACTTTTTATGAGGACATCGCCAAGATAGTATTATCTGATCTTAATAGCAATAAAGTGATGAAAGCATTTACAACTGTACGAAAGAAGTTTAATTTAGACTGGATTGCTCACAACCAGTTTATACCCGCAATCGAGGAGGTTATAGATGGAATATCAAGAGAACGAGCCTAAAAACTATCCTGGGATTGATCGAGCCTTAGAGAGATGGAGGTTGAAAAAGGTTGTTATTCCGCCTGAACAGCGTAAGATTTACGAGGTATTGGCGACCACTCATCAAGGAAAGACTTTTGTAGACATTGGTTCTAGCTTTGGTGTAGGTTCTAATATTTTAAGCCACCGAGCATTGGGAGTTTGGGCAATAGACAAAGAGCAAGAGTTAATTGACTTTGGTACAGCCTTGTTTGCTTCCCCTCGGCTGAAGTTTGATATATATGACCTCCTGAGCCCCCCAAATCGTCCTACAGCCACTTTTGATGTGGTAGTGATGCTGGAGGTACTTGAACATTTGGTTAGGGATCAATGGGAGGCTGCTCTGAGTAACATAAAGAGATTCTTCAAAGAAGGTACGATTGGTTATATTTCTACACCGAATCGTAGTGCTCCAGAATTAACTGGAGATCATCCTCAAAATGAACTTCATACTTACGAGGCTACGGCAGGAGAGTTTTACGAGATGATGACTAAACATTTTAGAGCAGTGACGCTTTTCAGCGTACCTAAGTTGAAAGAGTTTGCTCAAGAGGAGACTTGTGATGGCAGTACTACTGAAACACCTTTAATAGCCAGATTAGAAGGAGGCGTTATATGAGTAAGATTTTATTAACGGGTTCGGCGGGATTTATCGGGCGTAACTTGCTGGTGGAGCTACTCAACCGAGGACATGAGGTTACTTCCCTTGATCGTCTGTTTGGTGCGGATTTATCTGATCGGGAGACTATTGACCAAAATGTAAAGATAGTAGATCAGGTGATCCATTTAGCCGCCATTGCTGACCTTAATTACGCTCGAGAACACCCTGAACAAACATTTAAAACTAATATTGAAGGGACTTGGAACATAGCTGAGTTTAGTGCTAAACATAACAAGAGATTGCTCTATGCCTCTACATGTTGTATTTACGGTGATCAGGATTTTGAGAAGTATCCAGAAACTACAGAAGAGTCGCCACCTAATCCAAATGAAATTTATGCTTACTCTAAATATATCGGTGAGCTAATTATTAAAAGTTTTAACTTTACGCACGGGTTAAATTATGTAAACATGAGGTTTCCAACCACTTTCGGTGAGCCAGGACAAAGAGAGGTCTTAGGTGTCAAGATATTCTTTCGACAAGCGATGGAGGGTAAGCCCATTACAGTTCATGGAGACGGCTTACAAACCCGAACTCTTACCCACATATCAGACTTGGTTGAAGCGGTGGTTAGGTTAGTAGAAAAGCCAGACTTAAACAATTTTGCTATTAATCTCTCTACCGAAGAAAGCGTATCGGCTAACGATATGGCAGAACAGATCAGGACTATTACAGGTTCGACTTCTCCAATTATTCACGTTGGGCAAAGGCCAGGCCAAACAATGAAAGAAGCAATTAAATCTACAAAGGCTAAAGAGTTACTTGATTGGGAAGCTAAAGTTAAGTTTGAAGATGGGCTTAATCAGTGCTATGAAGTTTTACTGAAGGAGAAAAGTAAATGACTGTTGGGATATGCGGATATGGAAAAGTAGGCCAAGCAGTAACTAGCCTTTTCTCAAAAAACGGTACTATTCCCCGTGTGTATGACCCTCCATTGGAAAGAAATGATTTAAATACTTTTAAAAGTGATTACTTGTTTATTTGTGTACCTACCCCACCTAACCCGAATGGCAGTTGTGATACAAGTATTGTAGAAGCTACTTTAGCTAAATCTGAGGCTAAAATAAACATTATCCGCTCGACTGTTTGGGTTGGGTTTACTGATTTTATGAAGGATAGGTTTATGAAGGAAATGAAGCGTATTGTGTTTATGCCAGAGTACGGGCCTTCAGAGTTTCCAAACCATCCTTTTAACGATGTTAGTAAGATTCCCTGGGCTGTGGTTGGTGGAACACCATCTGATACAGCCGAAGTAGCAGACTTATGGGAAAAACTGCTTTACAATGTAAAAGTATTTCAAACCCAGGCTAGGATCGCAGAGTTATTAAAGTTGGTTGAAAATGCCTATTTTTACTCTAAATTAACTTTCTTTAATCAGGTTTACGATATTTGCAAAGTCTATAGTATTGACTATGATGATCTGCGCATGATGCTTACAGAAGACCCTAGAATTGATTCAGACCACACTTTTATTCATGACAATAACAGAAAGATAGGTGGACGCTGTTTGCCTAAAGATATGGATAATTTGATTCATGGCGTGAAACAGTACAATAATATTAGTGTGGAGTTCTTGGAATTATTAAGGAGCCTAAATGAGAAACGAAAGTAATCTTGATATATTGCAAGACCAGCTAGAAGAGTTGCTAAGGAAAGAGGCTGATAAAGTTAAAGGGTTACCTTTAGCCTTATCAGGCGGTGTGGATAGCAGCCTTTTGGCGGCTTTGGCTGAACCAAGATATGTGGTGAGTGTAGGGTTGCCAGTAGGTAAACACAACGAGACTGATTATTCAAAGAAGGTGGCAGATCATCTAGGGATTGAGCAAATTATAATTTACCCTGATGATGACAAGTTTGATAACTACTTTGAAAAGGCTGTAAGGGCGATTGGTAGGCCGATACCTCACTTCAACATTTTTCCTTTGTATTGTATGTACGAGTACTTATCTTCAAGGGGTGAGTTGGCTTTGGTGTTAGGTGATGGGCCAGATGAAACAATGTGCGGGTATGGCAGGAACTTAATAATGGAGTACCTTTACAGGATTTACAACTTTGATGCCTTTGAAACTTACAAACCAACTATTGATAAGGTACTGCCAAACTTTCTGGAAAGTTACCTAAAGGTGTTGGGCAAAGAAGATGCAGTGCTACCTAATCTTGAAGGTTTAAGCCGTGATCAGATAATGTGCCGTTTGGATATGGATTTGATGAGGCCAGACATGGACGATATGAGCAACAAGATAGCTGAATCCTTTGGTATCACCAACATTAGGCCATATCAAGATAACCAAGAAGTTGATAACTTTATGTACGAGTTACCTTTAGAAGCAAAGATTCATGGAGTGGAATATGGCAAGTACCTATTGAGGAGAATTGCTGAGAAGTATCTTCCAAAGGAGATTGCATGGAGAAAAGCTAAAGTTGGTGGGCCTGTATTTAATGTAAACATATTTAAAGGTTGGGATAAAACTGATGGGGAATTTGGAAAAAAGACTTACTTAGAGAAACAGCAGAAGATACTAAATAATGACTACAATTAGTGTAATTGTTACCCACTGGGCTCAAAATGATCTCCGTTCAGAGACTATGCGAACATGTGTACTGTCTCTGATAAATACCACTAAAGATACTCCATGCGAGATTATTGTAGTTGATAATGGGGAAAGCTATGAGGACTCTGTTTGGTTACTGCAACAGGTTAATAGGAAGAATATACATCACTACATCAGAAATAGCGAAAACCTCTATTTTGGTTACGCTCGTAATCAGGCCATAAAGCTGTCTATGGGGGACTATATTGTGGTAAGTGATAATGATATTGAGTACAAACCTGGTTGGATTGAGGAGTGTGTAAAAATACTTGAGGCTTTTCCAGAGGAGAAGCTATTGGTAACTCCATTGAAAACAGATAGGGAACACCGATCAGAGAAGTATTGGAGAGGGATTCGTACAGTTGAAGGTAAGAGTTACTTGTTAAACGCACGGGCTGGGTCTAATTCCTGGATGATGAGGCGGGAAACATTTGAGGAAGTAGGGAGGTTTGTAAACCATAGGATTGCAGGTTCTAAGTGGATTGTGGCGGCTAATAATAAAGGTTATAACGTTGTTACTATGGAAACTGAGCCTTTAGCTGTCGATATGGGTTTTACCAAAGGGTACAATTTTAAGGAGACACCAATATTGAAGAAAGTTCTTACGGACGGATCAGAAGTAATATTAAATGAAGGATAAAGATGAACTCTTTAGCAATCAATTTAATGACCTATCAAGCAGAATATCTTTTGCCATTTGTTTTAAAAGCAGTTCTGCCTTTTGTGGAAGAGGCTCATGTAATAGACACAGGCTCAACTGATAAAACAATGGAAATATTAAAAGAGATTAAAACGTCATATCCATTTTTAGAGTATGAACAATTTGATGTCCAACATTTAGGGAGGACTTGGGTAGATGATGCGAAAAATGTAGCTTTAACTGAACTGTTAAATAAATTGAGAACTAAGACTAAATCTGAATGGATACTAAAAATTGATGATGATGAGGTCTTTCCTGATTTAACTATGCAAGACATACTTGACTTAGAACCGCCTCCAGATCGCCTTGTTTATTCCTGTTATTTTTATCACTTAGAAGGCGACCATATTCTTAACCCCTACTATCATAGGGGTTTCCATCCCATTAGGCTACTTAAAAATATTCCAGAGATAACTTGGGAAGGTAACTTTGGTTATGAAGTTGTTGCTTACAAAGGGCATAGATTAAGTTCAAGAAGGTATCAAGGAGTTAGACATCCGTTTCTTCATGTAGGCGAGTTGAGAACTGGAATTTGGAAACATGATTACCGATTTCATGCACCTGGACATTGTGGTATTCCGATTCCAGAGGAGTACAGAAAATACTTACCCACAAAAAATAAACTATGAAAAAGATTATGTTTTCTAAAAATAAGTTTGCTATTGTAGATGATGATAACTTTTTGGAGTTGGTTAAATTTAAATGGAGCTACAGTAATGGTTACGTCTATAGACCCATTAAGAATTTAAATAAAAAACAGTTTAATATTTTGATGCACAGGCAGATAATGGGTTTTCCTCGAAATAAGCAAATAGACCACATTAATCACAACACTTTAGACAATCGCAAAATAAATTTAAGAATTTGTAGTTCCGCAGAAAATGTAAGAAACCAAAGGCTACATAAAGATAATACTTGGGGATTCAAAGGAGTTAGTTGTAGCAATGACAGAAAAAATAAAAGATTTATTGCCAGGATTGTGTTTAATAGGAAACAAATATTTTTAGGAAGATTCTATTCAGCAGAAGATGCAACTGTAGTATATGACCAAGCAGCTAAAAAGTATTTTAAGGAGTTTGCGTATGTACCAAACCAAACTTGAAGTAATTGTTCAATCTAAATATCAAGCTATTCTTGATGAATTTCTGCTTGGGTTTAAACCAACAACTGAAAAGTTTGCTAACTTAAAACTCCATGTTTTACAAGGAACTGACTTTGGGGCTCCAGCAATCAATCCAATTCTAATAGATGCCTACAAGTCTGGAACTTTCGCTCTTGGTGTGTTAAATGACGATCTTTGGTTCGTTGAAGGATGGCTGGAAGATGTAGTAAATAAACTGCAAACTTATGATGCGGTATCTCCTGGCTATGTGGAAACAGATAATTTTGATAAGTTCTTACAGGCTATCGAGAAAACGGAAGAAGAAGATGGAGTGGTTGAACATTTCTATGGCCCTTGTGGTTTCTTTAAGACAAAGATATTTAGGCAAATTGGAATGTTTGATGAGCAATTTAGCTGGAGTTGTGATGACTTAGATTTAGCTTGGAGGATGAAGTTGAATGGGCTGAAGTCAGTAACTAGCAAAAAGATTACTACTGGACATTTAGTTGGAGCAACTAGAAATAAAAGTAACGAAAGTATATCGGCGTGGAATGTCGCTTCGGATAAAGCTAAACAGCAGTTTTACGACAAGCATGGATATCAATCTTATCGTGATATAAGGAAAGAATATAAAAAGGCTCATCAGTATTTCGTGGAATTTAAATAATATGAGACTTAATATTGGTAATATAGTCAAAGCACACAGCCCACTAGGATTAGATTCATTGGTTATAGATTGTGGTGGTTATGAAGGGGAATATTCACAAGAGATTCACGATAAGTGGAATCCAAATATTATTATTTTTGAACCCGTGCCTAAATTTTACGAGCTCTGTAAAGAAAGATTTAAAAATGATAATAAAGTTAAAGTTTTTCCTTATGCTCTCGGCAATGAAGTTGGGATGAGAAAGCTTTATGTTAATAAGGATGGTACTTCTTTTTATCAAGAATGGGCTAAGTCTGATGATTCCATTGAGGTTAATGTCGTTAAATTGAGTGATTTTATTAAGGATAAGCACGTTGATATTCTTGCGATGAATTGTGAGGGAGCAGAATTTGATATTTTGCAGGATCTCCACAAAAATAATTTAATGCCTAATATTGAGGAGATATTGGTTCAATTTCATAGAGTACCAGAGGTATTTGATGAAAAGTATGATCTAACAATTGATATTCTTAAAAAGACACATAATGACATATTTGATTTCAAAGAAAAATTTTATTTCAAATGGCAATTATGGAGGAAAAAGTGAAAATAAATGTGGGAAGTGGAAAAAGGTATATTACAGGATTTCTAAACATTGATGTAGAAGAACGCTACCATCCTGACGTCATAGCAGACTTCAGAACTCTGACGTATTCTGATGTTGAGGAAATCCACGCTCGACATTTGCTGGAGCATTTCGGTAGGGATGAGGCAATCAGGGTGCTGAAACAATGGCACTCCTGGTTAAAACCTGGTGGAACCCTTTTACTTGAAGTACCAGACTTTGAAGGGATTGTGGAGGATTGGAATAGCAATGACAAATATTGGTTGGTCAGGCACGCTTATGGTTCACAGGGAGAAGATGATTGGGCCTACCATAAAGATGGTTGGTATGAGGATAAGTTTAGGGAAGTTTTACCACAAGTAGGCTTTGAGATTGTAGATATGAAAAAGACACGTTCCCGTGTAAGAATTTCTCCAACAGAGAAGTATGCTTTACCAAACATTACTCTAGTAGCGAGGAAGAAATGAATGATCAACCGTACTGGGATTCCGTGTGGCAAAAGTTTCGTTATGATGATAGAAAGGATGTTTTAACTGCAATGGCGGATAGAGCAAATTCTTCTGGTTATTGGGATTCTTTATGGAATAGCCCAAAACGTAAGGTTGAAAAATATTCAATGCAGTGGGCTTGGTGGAGGATTCAAGAGTTTGGAGCTAAGTCTGTCTTAGATGTAGGTTGTGGTAATGGCAGACTTTTGTATGGGGTAAAAGATACTTGTGAGGTATTTGGTATTGACATATCTCCCGTAGCCATAGAAAGAATGAAAAAGGAATACGGTATAGATGGATTGGCTATGGATGTTTACGAGATGGATAAATTAGACCGCAAGTTTGATTTCGTTGCGATCAACCATACTCTTGAGCATTTATGGCGTGATGAAGATATAGTGAGATTGTCATTTAATAGGCTTAATGACGGGGGTCATTTATTTGTAGCTGTTCCAAACAATATATCAGGGCCAGATGAGACTGAGGAGCATGTTAGAAAGTATGATAGTACTATGTTGACACACTTGCTAACAAAGATTTTTGGTAACTGTACCATTAAAGTAATAGGTACACACCTGATAGGGACAGCGGAAAAAAATGCTTAAAATTTGTTGCCATGACGTTTTACAATCTAGTCATTTTAGTTCAAGTCAGTTGAAAGCTTTTGAAATAAAGTCTCCATTTGAATGGTTTAAGGAAGCTACAGAAAAGTGGCAAGACTACCCCCTTGTCTTAGCGGTAGTGGTAGAAGGAGTTAATCAATACCCAGAGTGGATTAAATACATTGGAGACCACCCCAAATGGACTGTTCAGTCTCATGGGTTACATCATTGGAACTATAAACATCTTACTTATAATATGGCGGTTGATGAATTAACTTTATCGAAAAAGTTGCTAGAAAAAACCTTTGGTCAAAAAGTTACTGAATTTTACCCTCCAAGGTTAGCTTATAATGACTTTACTCAACAGGCTGCTAAAGAAGCAGGGATGGTTGAAGTCAGGGAGAATTTTAGACCTAATCATTGGCTTAATGATAGAAGTATTCCTTCAATCTATTTTCATTATTGGAGCGGGGGTAATTTAAAGTTAATGGAGAAAGTATGCCAACTATTGCAAGAAAACTAATAAACAGATCAATAGAAGAATATTCTAAACAGGTAAAAGGTAAAGTCCTCTTTGTTGGAGTGAATCATCAATGGCAGGATCATTATGCCAAATTGTTTGATGAGTTTGTAACAATGGATATAAGGAAAAATGTAGTAAAACCTGATATTTATGGGGATATTCAAAACTGTCCAGAAATACCAAAAGAGTCTTTTGATGGTGTAATTATGACTGGAGTTTGGGAATTACTTAAACGTCCATCAGAAGCAATGTATGAAATCAACCGAATACTTAAATCAGATAATTTAGCTTTAATTTGTGTTCCAGGAGTAATGTTTTACAAAGATAAGCCTACTGTAGATTTAGATAATTTAACTTCTACTTTTTATCCAATGAGAGTGGAAGAAGTAAGGGTTATTTATTATAAATCTAATGACCCCTTTTATTTCGCAGTCATAGCGAGGAAGTGCTAAGTTTGGTATACCTATGGACAAGAAAATGACAATAACTTCACATACTATTGTGCGTAACGGGATGCCTTTTATCATCCCCGTTTTAAAGGCAGTTTCACCTCTTATGACCAAAATGTTTATCACTATCTCCGAAAAGTCGGATGACGGAACTAAGGAGGCAATACTGGCATTGAACGATCCTAAGATTGAAATTGAGTACGAGAATGTAGCCAAGCCTGGCGATCTTACTTATGAACGACAGAAGCAAGTTAATAAGACGGATACAGAGTGGATTCTCTTTTTAGATGATGATGACTATTGGGATCAGTACGAGCTAGATAAAGCTATCCATGAGCTTGATTCAGATGTAGATGGGCTGGCTGTTAATCCTTATCAGCTAATAGATAAAGAAAATTATGATTCTAGTTGGTGGAATAAATGGTTTACTAAGTTCTTCAGAAATGAAAATATCAACTATCGTGGGCCTTGGCCGAATGATTGGATTTACAAAGGGGATGAGATTCTTTACTGGAAAAAGAATCCAAGAATAAAGAAAGTTCCCTATCGGTTCTTTCACTTAGCAAATGTGAAACCACATTCCTTCCGAAAGGATGAGTTAACAAATTACAAGTATAATATAGGTCAGGCCGCACTTTTAGATCGGTCTTTACCTACCGAAATAGGAGGTTTATTTTGAAGGCTCTAATTTTAGGAATTTCTGGTATGGATGGAAGCTATTTAGCGGAACTACTCTTGGAGAAAAAATATGTAGTTCATGGAATGATTAGACGTTCCAGTACTTCTGGAATGGGTAACATTAAGCATTTAGTAGACCAAGAAGCTATCTTTAACCGCAAGTTCTTTATCCATTATGGAGACTTACTTGAGCAAGGCAGCCTTGAGCAGATAATTAAGAAAGTTAAACCAGATGAAATTTACAACTTGGCAGCTCAAAGTCAAGTAAGGATTAGTTATGATATACCTGTTTACACAGGAGAAGTAACGGGGCTTGGGTTTGCTAGATTACTGGAAGCGGTCAGAAACTCTGGACTAGAACCTAAGATTTATCAGGCCAGCTCAAGTGAGATGTTTGGTAAAGTTAAAGAAGTACCTCAAAATGAGGAGACTCCTTTCAATCCTAGAAGTCCCTACGGCTGTGCCAAAGCCTATGCTTATTATCTAGGTAGATGCTTTAGAGATGGTTACGGAATGAAAGTATACAATGGCATACTTTTCAACCATGAGAGTCCAAGAAGAGGCGATCAATTCCTTAGCAAGAAAGTAGTTAAAGCGGCGGTCAGGATTAAAAAGGGATTGCAGAATAAACTGTACTTAGGCAATTTGGATGAGAAAAGAGATTTTGGCTACGCCAAAGAATATGTCTACTGGATTTGGAAAATAATGCAGTATCCTACGCCTGATGATTTTATCATTGCAACTGGGGAAAATCACACTATTCAGGAATTTGTAGAGGAGACTTTCAAGTATCTGGACATGAATTGGAAGGATTATGTAGAACTGGATAAGACTTTCATGCGACCAGTAGAAACGACTACTTTATTAGGTGATTATTCTAAAGCTAAGAAATTGCTAGGATTTGAGCCAAAAACTAAATTCAAAGATTTAATTAAAATAATGATAGACCATGAAAATTTATTGCATCGGTGACAGTCATGCCCATTTCTTTGGTGGTAAATCGAGACTTCGCAATTGGCAGAAAGAGAGACGATATCCTAGATGGTGTATTAACCGAATACCAATCTTTGAGGCGTTAATTGTGGGGGATGCTACTGCTTATAACCTACACAAAACAGGAAGTACTAGTCAAGGAAGGGAAAAGTTATTGGCTGCGGTAGAAGGTCTACCTAAAGGTAGCAAGATAATGCTGGTATTTGGGGAGATAGACTGTCGGGTTCATTTGCTTAAACAAGCAAAGTTACAAAATAGACCGATTGAAGATGTTGTTAGTGAGTGTGTTGGTTGGTATATATCTGTCTTTTTAGAGCTGAAGAATAGAGGGTTTGAAATGATTGTTTGGGCGGTTACTCCAACAGCATTATTTGAAGGGGCAAAAGAATTTACAATTTACGGGACTTGGGAAGATAGGTTGTATGTAACCCGACTATTCAACAAATACCTGAAAGAAATGGCAGAGCATAGTGGAATTAAGTTTTTATCTATTTTTGAGGAGTTGTTGAATGAAGATGGTCTACCTAATCCAGATAACTATTCTGATGGTATACACCTAAACCAATATGCAATGCCTATTGTTCTAGCCAAAGTAAAAGAAATATATGAAAGAGGATGAATTTAGAATAAAACAGTTCGGTCATACTGATGATAGAAGACTATTACAAGAATGGTTTAGTGATAAAAATATCTCTATCCATAACCTTAAATCCCTCCATGCCAAGAAAAACGCTGTATTAGGAAACCACTATAACACCAAGGCCACTGAATACTTTTATTTAGCTCACGGTACTTGTGATTGGATAAAACTGGTAGATGTAAGAACAGGTGAGAAATTGACTATAAGGAGTGTTTGGAAAGGCAACGCTTTTGTAATTCCTCCATTTATAGCTCACGCATTTAAATTACGCAAGGGAGCTATTTTAATTGAGGGGATGACAGAAGTTTATAACAAAGAGGGGGAAATAGAGTATGAAACAAACAGACTTCGACCCTAATGGCAACGTGGAGTTAGAGATAATAATAGGGTCGAGAAACGAATCTCACGATTTAATCTCGACTATCCATTCCTTGATTCACGATCTTGAACTTACTCTATATAGTTGGCGAATTTTAATTATCGATAATGGTAGTGAAGATTACTCTTCTAGGTATTTACTGGAAGATAGGTTAGGCAGACCTTCGGTTAGAGGGTTGGTAGCGAGAGGGTATGTTAGGGTTTATTATTATCCTTGGTTGGCTAATGTTGGTTGTCGTGATTGGGCGGTCAGACAAGTAGCAACTGCTAAATATATTCTTTTCTCAGATGCTCATATTCAGGTTACTCCTGGAACAATTACCTCTATGATTGAGACTTTGGAAAAACATGGAGCTTCGATGGTGCATTCGACTATGGATTACTGGGGCTCACCAATGATAAAGCAGGGTGTCCAGTATTCAATTAAGTTTGGCGAGAAAGGGATTTATGGAACTTGGACAAACATTAGAGCTTTTGATACTCCTTTTTGGATTGGGGCTTTAGGTCATTGTTTCGTGATGATGAAAAGGGATGAGTATTTAAAGATTGGTGGCTACAACTCCTATTTTAGAGAGTATGGTGGAGGCGAACTTTCCCTTTGTTTAGGATCATGGATGTTAGGAGAAGGGTGTATGGTTGATACAAATGCTCATGTTTATCACTCTATGTTTGGCAGGGGGTACAACTACAACTCGCTCAATTTGATCCATAACTACTTCCTGGCTACTTACCTTATTGGCGGGGATAAATACACTATATCTGCATTGATGACTTACTATCAGCAGAAGCCAGAAGGCAAACCTTTATGGAAGCAGATGTATGATGAGGCGATGAAAGAAGCTCAGGAGCACAGGCAATTTATATTAGAGAATCAGAAATCTAGCTTTGACGATTTAATTGGCTTAGGAAAAGAACCTGATTGTGATGGGACTTGCCGAACTGATAAAGTAGGCGGCCCACACGTTAGACGAGCTTGGGATAAGAAAAATGACGAACTTTACGGTAAGCATTTATCCTTTGTTCGTGAGTTTGAATTAAAAGAAGAAAATGGTAGAGTTTTTATAGGCAATTTGGAAATAAACGACCCTAGTGCTCTAGCACTCTACCAAACTATCAAATCGTAAAAGTATGATATACTTGTGGTGATGACAGACTCCAAGCAACATTATGCCAAACATAGAAATTACCAATTAGCATACGCAACCTCTAATAAATATCAAATCCGTTCGAGAAATAGAGAATACTACAAAAAGTTAAGGAAAGAAATAGTTTCACAATTAGGGGGAAAGTGTGTTAAGTGTGGTTTTTCAGATAGTCGGGCTTTGCAGGTAGATCATATCAATGGCGGGGGTAGTATTGCAAAGAAATCTTCAACTAGAAGTTATTATTTGTTAGTTTTAAGAGAACTAACAGAAGAAAGTCCTAAATATCAGTTACTTTGTGCTAACTGTAACTGGATTAAACGATATGAAAAAGAAGAAATACGTAAGTAATTTTGTGTTATACTTTATGTATGTCAAGACAATTAATGCCAAATAAGGTAGGAATTAAGGAAGGAGGGTATCTAAATTAGCAGGCAATTTTGGGCCGAGAGTTTATCTTGGGCAACGGCTGATGGTACAGCCGTAAACACAACTACAACCGAAACTATTGTATTTCCTAACGTAACTATTCCTGCCAACTATATGCAGGATGGTCGTGCATTAAGACTAACTGCATCAGGCAGATGGAGTACAAGTGCTAACGGGACGCTTACTTGGGCAATTCGATGGGGTGGTGTATCAGGTACAGTATTATGTACTACTCCAGCTTCAATTATGGCGGTTAATACCAATGCACAATGGAGACTGGATGCTATACTACAAACCCGTTCTAATGGTGCGACAGGGACAATATTTGCTCAAGGCACGATGACTAGCGGTACTGCAACTTTACCAACGATGGGAACAGTTGCTAACTACGGTATGATTCAAATGATGGGTTCAGCAGGTATAGCTACCCCTGCTGTTTCTGCTGCAATTGATCTAACTGCCGATACCGCTCTTTCCTTTACCATAGATCCAGGTACATCCAATGCAAACGATGGTTGTACTGGTCATATNTNCATTATTGAGAGTTTAAATTAAGGTAAAATATGGCAGAAGTAACAGTTGAAGCTGCGATGCTNGCAGGNACANCTCGTGGTATGCGTGCTGTTGTTTTTGTAACCAATAACATTGGATATGTTTTTGGTATCAATGGTGATAACGACTTAGACTATATGAAAACCACTAATGGTGGTTTAACTTGGTCAGCAGCAACAGATGTTTTTACAGGTACAGTTGAGGCTTTTGATGTCTGGTACGACCAATGGACACCTGGAGACACAGGAAGAATTATCCATATTTGGTATATCCAGGGTGGAACAGGAGACGATCTTTTATACACTCAACTTAACACCAACGGTGATGTCCAAACTGATAGAACAGTCGTAAGTTTAACTTCAACCGCAGCAAGCAGAACTCAGTTTATTTCAGGTACTAAAGCCAGAGGAGGTAATCTCTATTGTGCCTACAATATTGATAATATTACAGAATCGGGAATGTACCGATCAGTTGATAATGGTGCAAACTGGTCGGTGATGACTTCTCCTATGGAGGGGGATGATGGAGACCAGTGTAAGCTATTCCCTGCCAACGTAGCTGATCCTCAAGACATTTGGCTTCTCTATCAAGACGATTCTGCTAACGAGTTGACCTTAAAAGAATATGACAATAGTGGAAATAGTTTTACTGAGTCGGCTGCTCTTACTATGGCGGAAGAAACCACTGATGCGACAGGACAGTACGGGTTTGATGGATCAATTAGACACTCTGATGGACATTTAATAGCGGCCTATTTTGACGCTTATGATGCCCTAGGTGCTTCCGACTTTAAAGTCTATGATATAAACGGTACTGGTTCTTTAACTGCCTTAACTGACATAGCTACTAATGTTCAGGATATGTATTATCCCTCTGTGTTTCTAAATCAAGACCAGCCAGATTGGATCTACGTTGCCTATTTGGGAGTAAGTGCAGGAACAAGTACATTAGGATCTAGTGTACCAGTTGTCTATGCTTTGTCTAAAAATAGAGGACTAACTTGGACAAAAGATATTGCTTACTCAACAAGTACAACTGACTATAGACAATGCTGGGCTCCTAACAATGGAGAAAGATTTTTGGTGGTATGGATGGATATTTCCTCTCNAGCTTTGTTAACTAACAATGATAACAGCGAAGAGTTTGGATTTACTCCACTAAATAATTTCCAATTTGCTAGTGCAAAAGGACAGAATAATACGGGCATAATTTCCGTGACCGAAAGAATACGATGAGAAAAGTACTAACAGGAAAAGATATTAATTTTGCTACCCTACAAACAGATCAAGAGACTAACCGTAATTCTAAGATGATTCAGACCTTAATGAGGAAAGATGTTAATGGAATGTTTCTTTTCTATATGCAAAAAGATAACGTTTCGATAGACCAAGGTTTTATCTTACCGCCTGGTCTAAATGAAGAGGAAGTTAATCAGTTTAAGTTTGAGTTTATGACTCTATTTGAAAGATATGCTAAGTTGGCTAATAAGCAAAGCTTGCGTCCTAATGGACTAAAAGGAGGTAAATAGTGGCTCGTTTATTGTCATGTGGGTTCGAATTAAATAGCGTAACAAATGGTGTAGAAGTACGGACATCAGGTAATTCACCTACCATAAATTCTAGCACTTTTCGATCTGGGGCTTATGCTTTAAATATGAGTGATAATAAATTTGTAACGTTTAGATATGCCGCCTCGGCTGTTGATGGCATTTATTATACTTTTAGATATTATTTATATTTAACTGCCTACTCGAGTATAGATAAGTTATTTTCTTATGATGGTACAGATGCTTACATTTATCTTAAACCAACTGGAGAATTGGAAGCACAAAGCGAGACTGTAATAGTAGGAACATCACCAGTTCTTAATTTAAATACTTGGTATAGAGTTGAGGTGAAAACTAGATTTACTGATAATGTAGGCGGTATTGGTGACGCTGAATGGAGATTAAATGGCGTCCGCTTTGCCTCTCTCATAGGAGGTTTTTTTGCTGGGGATGGTATTACTTTTACTTTAGGTAGTAGTGGTGTAGGGACTTACTCAGCAATTGTAGATGATATAGCAATAAATGATGACACAGGCTCCTTTCAAAATTCTTGGTCTGGAGAAGGCTCCATAGTTCATTTAAGACCTAGTGCTACGGGAGATAATTCAGCATGGACAGGTACGAATACTGATATAGATGAAGTAACCCCAGATGATGTTACTACATTTATTTCTAGTCTAACCAGTGGCGATATTGAAGATGTGAATATAGATGATACACCCACTGCATTAACCAGTAATCTTTTAATTCCTGTGGTTCAGGTAGGGGTTCGATTTAATGAAAGTGTAATCACTGACCCTGATCCTACCTTTGTGGTAAGAATCAAAGCTAGTGCAAGTGGAACGGTTGAAGAAGGAAGTACAATAACCGCTAGCTCTACTACTTGGGGAACTAATTCTCCAGCTTCGGCTGTACCAGCTAACTATACTCTGACTCTGTATAACCTCCCAGGAAGCTCTACAATCCCCTATACTAAGGCCGAACTAGATTCTTCTCAGATAGGTGTAAGATTAACTAATAGTCCAGTAGGATTAGCCCAGGTCTCTACTCTTTGGTTGTTGGTAGAGTATCAAGCTAGGGTTTCAGGTAAACCACATAACTATTCAAGATATATGCAAGTCGGGGGAGGAACCTCCAGAAATGAGTTGGCAAAGTAATGGCTAATTTATTTAGAACATCTTTTGAGATGAAAAATGTTACTTATGAAACTGTGTCCGTAGTTGGTACACCTACAATAAGTAATGATATTTACTATAAAGGTGTAGCTTCAATGAGATGTAATGCGGCAGGAAGTGAGGTATCAGCAAAGATGAGAGGTGATCCAGGTTCAGCAGTAGATAATGTAGTGAGAGTATATGTACGCTTTACCTCTTTTCCTGCCTCTTTAACAAAGATTATTCAATTGGTTGATGCTGGAGGAGACCACACTTCGATTCGAGTTAATTCAACGGGAACTCTGGAACTTTGGGATGACCCAGGACTTTTTCAATTAGGGTCTGATTCGTCAGCCTTATCTTTGAATACCTGGTATAGAGTGGAACTTGATTCTGGCACTACTCACGCAGGAGATGATGTACTGGCAAGATTAAATGGTACTCAGTTTGCTGCTGCAATTGCTCATTCAGGAGGAGCAACTTGGAGACAATTTGAGATAGGGATTATGGGAGCAGTTACCTCTGACGCTTATTTTGATAGTGTTGGCATTAATGACCACGCTGGTACAACTAACAACTCATGGCCTGGTGAAGATTTTACTCTTAGTAAAACTATTAGTAATAGATTAAGACCCGCAGTTTTCCAACCAGGTTCCGCTAAATAGCCCTCCCTAAGTTATACTTAGAGTAGTATGTCTTTCTTACAGCTACGCAGTAAGTTTATAGAGCTGGGTTCCTTTGGTGCTCCTGGGGTAACTACTACCAGCACGAGCACGAGTTCCTCTACTAGTTCTAGTTCTACCAGCTCAAGCTCAACGACCACAGGAGTAGCNACTACAAGTACCTCAACCTCAACTTCGACTAGCACAAGTTCCAGCACCAGTTCATCAACCAGCACCTCCAGTAGTACCAGTTCTAGTACCAGCTCTACNACGAGTTCCACATCAAGTTCAACGTCTACTTCTACGAGTACCAGCTCAAGTACCAGTAGCAGTACCTCCACTTCAAGTTCGACTAGCTCAAGTACAAGCTCGTCTAGCACCAGTTCTTCAACAAGCTCGAGTACATCTACTTCCTCTTCCACAAGTACAAGTACTAGCAGTAGTACATCAACTAGCACATCCGCTACTAGTTCTAGCACTAGCTCATCTACATCTAGCTCCACCTCAACTAGCAGTTCAACTTCTAGTACTACCTCATCTACTAGCTCATCTACTTCAACCAGTAGCTCAACGAGCAGTTCTACCTCAAGCTCAACATCAACGTCTACGTCAGCTACAAGTTCTAGTACAAGTAGCTCAACATCTAGTAGTACGAGTACCAGTTCTAGTACCAGCTCTACTACGAGTTCCACTTCGAGTTCAACGAGTACTAGTTCAAGCACAAGTACATCAACTTCCTCCTCGACTAGCTCAAGTTCTTCTAGTTCAAGTTCAACAACAACTAGTGGTGTTACCNCCAGCACATCTACATCTACAAGCACGAGTTCTAGTACCAGTTCTTCAACGAGCACTAGTACCTCGACTTCGAGTTCAACAAGTTCCACTACCAGCTCGACCTCAAGCTCGACCAGTACCAGTTCTAGTACTAGTAGTTCCAGTTCTACTTCAACGTCATCAAGTACCAGTAGCAGTACGTCCAGTTCAACTTCCACGTCGACATCGACAACGAGTAGCAGTTCGAGCAGTAGTACCTCAACTTCAACTTCAACTAGTACCAGCTCCAGTACCAGTACCTCCAGCAGCACCAGTAGTTCCACGACGACCTCTAGCACCAGCAGTANCACGAGCAGTTCTACTAGCACTAGCTCCTCGACATCTAGCTCGACCAGCAGTTCCACTAGTACCTCCACGTCTGCTACTAGTTCTAGCTCTAGCAGTTCAACCTCTAGCAGTACGTCTACTTCTACGTCAACAAGTTCTAGTACAAGTAGCTCAAGCTCCAGTTCCAGTTCAACTACAACTGCGGCGGGAACGACATCTTCTAGTTCCACGTCGACTTCAACTAGTAGTAGCTCATCGACTTCCACCTCGACGAGTACCAGCACAAGTACTTCTTCTAGCAGCTCGTCTACCAGTAGTTCCACCTCAACATCTAGTAGTACTTCTAGTTCCACGTCGAGCAGCACGAGTTCAAGTTCTAGTTCCTCAACGAGTACCAGTAGCTCCACATCGAGCACAAGTTCGTCTACTAGCTCCTCAAGTTCAAGCACTTCTAGCACAAGTTCTAGTACTTCAACTTCTACTTCAACCAGTACGAGTTCAAGTAGTACATCATCAAGCTCAACTACAACTGCTCCTCTACCACCACTAACAAGTAGCGGAGACATAATTACTTTAGGATTCCTTGGTGATTCAATTAAACCTGAAGGACAAGGAAACGTTATTCCTGATTTTCCACTCTGATGAGTTATACTTAATACATGGATCGAATTATCAATGAACAAACTCAGGCAGAAATACCAGCAGCAGGGAGTGCAGGTAATACTTTTGGAAGTACTTTGATGAACGATACAATTGCTTTAATGAATGACACAACTGCTCAGATGAGCGATAATGATTTAGAAAGTTCTGAGAAACCAGGGCAAGGAGGTATAGTCTTATAGCAAACTACCCAAGTTCTGATCCAGCACAAAAAACTACCTTTGACCCGACTAAGACTTTGTCGGCAGATGCTCACACCGCTACTGGTCATAATAATCCTAATTTGGAGATAAACGCTATTGGTGAGGATTTGCGTGATACATTTGCTTCAGGAACAGAAGCTACTCCAGGAGCTACCGCTACAAGTATGCTCAATCGTATTGGCCAAATTCTCCAGCAAATTAAAAATATTACTGGTGAAGCTAATTGGTTTACTGGTGTCACTAACTCTATAGCAGGGTTATTACACGCCACAACTGGTCATAAACATACTGGAGTATCAGGAGATGCTCCTGTAATTGGCGGTAGCGGAATAACTAGCACAGATGGACTTCTAAGAACCACTACATACTACACAGCAAATAATACTTGGACTAAACCCACAGGACTCAAATTTGTGATAGTTGAAGTTGTTGGTGGAGGTGGAGGCGGTGGTGGTGCTATCGCTGCTGCCAATGCTGCTGCTGGGATAGGAGGTGCAGGTGGTGGTTACTCAAGAGAAAAGATAGTCGCTAGTAGTTTAGGAGCAACTGAAACAGTTACAGTAGGCACAGGAGGAGCAGGTGGTGCTGCTGGGAATAATGATGGCGTGGCTGGTGTTACTTCATCTTTTGGTACAGCTCCATTTCTTTCTGCAACTGGTGGAGGAGCTGGAATAGGTTCTGCGAATACTACCAGTGATATTAGATCAACAGGCAATCCCCCGAATGGCGGTGTAGGAAGTGGAGGAGATATAAATCTCTCTGGATCACCAGGACATTTTGGTATTAGATATGGGGTAGCTGGTGTTGCTCAAGGTGGTGAGGGAGGAAACTCTTTTTATGGAGTAGGTGGTGCAGGTACAGGAGGCAGTAATGGTATTGCTGGAACTTTGTATGGGGGTGGAGGAAGTGCAGGTGCTGATACAACTTCTACCAATAGATCAGGAGGTGCAGGAGGAGCAGGTATAATTATTGTTTATGAGTATTTTTAANANTTTGTTATACTAAATNTATATGGGTAAAACTCAATTAGAAAGAGTTGCAATTATGGAAACTCAANTAACGCAGTTAAAAGAAGATGTCCAAGGAATTAGGAAAGATNTAACTGATATAAAAGATAACCACCTTCCTTCTCTTCAAAGAAAACTTGATGGACTAACAATAAGAATTACTACAATTGTTGCGGTTATAACATTCTTTATTTCGCTAATAGTACCTGAACTCATTAAAGTATTATTCGAATAATATGTCGACGCTTAATCAATTTATAAAGAAATACAATGGTAAATATGTAGATTATGATTCCTGGTACGGAGCACAATGTGTAGATATTGTCCAATTTTGGGCTAAGAACTTAGGAACTGCAAGATTTTATGGCAATGCCATTAATATAATTAATCAACCAGGAAAAGATTATATTAGAATAAATAAAACGCTTACTAATCGACCAAGAGCAGG